CCACCAGTCAAATCAGCACCATTTACCTTTCCAAGCAACCAATACTTGTCATTACCATCCTGTACAACTGCAAGGAGATTATTCTTAGCAAGAAGGAGAATCTCGTTTCTTGTAGATGCTTGAAGTTTATTGAGGATTATTGACAATTCTTGTGCATAGAATACAGTACCGTTCTCAACAGAAGCAGTAATGTTTTCGGTAAGTGAAGAGGTTTGCTTTACAAGTTGATACTTGTAAAATACTTTACCTCCTGCCTTTGTGATAGTAGTAACAACGCCTGATGCTTCAGTTATTGCAGTAACATCAGCGAATGGAATGAACCAAACCGCCTTTATCCCGCCTATTGACTCTTTACAGTCTAAGACATAATTTTGTGTAAGTGCACAGGACATACCTATAATTTTTATAATGAAGGCAAGGGATGGAAACCACCCCTCACCTACAATGTTATTTAAACGAAGAACTTAACAATCTCATCAGGGAATGCATAGTTAACTCCCATCTTGAATTCTGCTACATAGCGAACTTGGTCTGCTTCCTTTGCATAGAAGATTTCAAATCTTTCTTCTTCGTTCAAAAGGTCAGTTCCCAAGAACAGGTTAGAAACCCTCATTGCAACAATCTTACCGCTTCCGTTCAAACCTTGTACCGCCATAACTTTTACGTTAGTACCTGGGAGGAAGAACTGACCATTGGCAGCCTCATCATACTTGTAATGGAACAAGTTAGAAGACTTCAATTTTACAGTGTAAGTACGGAAAACATCCATACCACAGAAGATAGTGATATCATCCTTGTCTACTACTTGGGCAGGGATTGCTTTGTAGATGTCATCAAAGATGCTGATTACGTTTGCATCAGTGATTGCAGTTTCTACAACTCCGTGAAGAGCAACGCTATTAGCATTTACAACTGCTGCACCATCGGCAGTAATCAAGGTAGTGATACCGCTAAACTTATTCAAGTTTACATCAACGCTACCAGTTGCACCAACCCACAAAGTTTTCTCAAGTTGCTGAGCAATTTTCTCTGCTTTACGCTTAGAATACTCTTCAGAGTAAATCATTGAATCGTAAGAAGAACCAGCAGGGAGTGCTTTCTGCAAGTACTTTGCTTCAAGGTCTTTCAAGCAAAGTGCTTCGTTAACCTTAATTTTTCCAACTGTTACAGTCCTTTGTGTGAAAGAAGTCAGACCTGATGCGTTAAATCCGCAAGATGAACCATCTTGGAAGATTGCATCTGTATCCATAATGTTGATGGTTTCGGCAGACTTAACACCTACCATCACGTTTCCAGCATCCTTAATCAAAGATGCAGTTTTGCTGCCAAGTACAGAAGATGCAACAAGTAGTGCCTCGTTCTCTTTTGTATAGGCTGCCAATGTTCCTACTGAAAAACTCATTTTATTTGTTTTTTATTTGTTTGAGAAATTTTTACTTAATTGATTTTGCGAAATCAAGGAATCTGCTAATCTTATCTTCCTTTTTTTCAACGTGCTGATTAAACTTTTCCTTTGGTTGCTCAGTTGCATTTGCAGATGGTGTGTTCAAAAGTTGAACCAAAACATCTGAAATATCACTCATACCCTTGCTGAACTTTGCTTCTTGAGATGCAAGTTTAGCATCATATGCCATCTTAATCTCATCAAGTTGCTTTTGCATTTCTTCAATCTTCTTCTTCATCATGTCCTTGTCCTCATAATGCTTGTTTGTGTCAATCTCAACCTCAGGAACTTCAGGAAGTTCTACATTAGGTACTTTGATTTCTACAATGGCAGATGCTTCATCCAACAGAATAACAGAACCGTCAATAAGTTCATGTTCACCAGCAGGAGCAGGAACTTCGTTGCCACCCTCGTCTACCAGTGTAACCTTACCACCGACTTCTAACTTGTCAATCATTACTTTAGCACCACTCTTCAGCGTATATTCCGCAAAAGATTGGAGAGGTTCAGCAGAAGGCATAGGCATTTCACCCGCCTCAGCGAACATTTGTTTAATCTTGTTAATTGCTTCCAAAGTTGTCATAATAACTTTTGGTAATAAATAGGAGGCATTTACCAATGTACCATATACAAAAAAGGCAGGTGTGGAAACACCCGCCGTCTTATCAAATTAATTTATGGTAAAAAACTCTAACTAACCATAGATAGCACTTTAAGGACATTTTCCCAAAGTTGCTCAATCTTTTTATCTCCTGTTTTCCTGTAATTAAACTGTCCTTCAACGGAGAACCCTCTGACATTCCCTGCCTTTATTTCTGCCCATACTTCAGGATTATCTACCTTGAATGACCCAAACCAAGACCCATCGGGCACATCCTCAAATCCTTTCATTGGTTGGATGCCCCTAACCTTGTCGCTTATAAAAGATTCAAACATTGTCACACCTTCAACAGATTGCCCTGAATCGTGCATAAGATTCACGTTTGCTTGATACCCTTTCTTGAAGTACCTCTGTGCAATCTTTTTTATCGTTTCCTTTGTGAAGACCACATAATACTCCCCATTGTGGTCATTGCGATAGATAGGAGTATCTGCCAACATTAATGGTCCGCTAATTATTTGTTGGTCCTCATCTTGGATGACAAAGGTCTGTTTATCAATCTTTTTAAGTTTGTTACTTGCCCATTCAATCATGGAAGTGCCACCCCAAGCATCCCACATAAGACCTCCGCACCCTTCACTATATGGCACATCCTTGTTTTGCTGATGCCTCTTGAATCCGCTAATCCTTGCGATTGTTTCACGTGAAATAGGTTCTCCCTTTGCGATTTGGTTTGCCCTAATCTTTCCAGTTGCTTCACCGCAAGAACCCCATCCGTTTTTCTCTACCCAATCCAATGCTCTTTGTGCGTTGTTCTTAGCACTTTCAGGATAGTCGGTATAAGATTCTGCAAACTCATCCTCAGTAAAGGCAAGGAACTGTCTTTCAATCGCTGGTCTGTCTACTAAACTGACCACATCAACCTCAACATCATCTTCAAGGTCGTTGGTTATCTCAAGGTTAAAAATTGGAATATTCTTTTCCATTGTTACTTTTTTTATTGGTTATTTGTTACCCAAGCCTCGCTGCTCGGTTTATTCTTACAATCTTTTCTTGTTGGTTAGTGATGTCAGATTCAACCACGTATGCCCTATTGGTAGCAGACCCAAGTTGATTAATGCTTTGTTGGTCCAACCTTGTTACACTTGCCGTTTGAAATAATGAATTAGGTGAAATAGGAGCAGCACCTCCACCTTCAGAGGATGGTGTTTTAGGTTGTTCTGATGACCCACTTTTAAACTTAGATATTGTACTTCCAACAATACCTGCAATCTGTGCAGCAGCGTTAATCTTTAAACCTGCTATCTTCTTAGCACCTATTGCACTTGCAATGGCAAAAGCAGGATTTGGAATACCTGGTGGAAGAATAGCAGGTATTGCAGCAGTTTGTGCAGCAACCTGAGTAATTGCAGAACTTGTTGCAGTAAATATCTTACCTATTTCAACAGCCTTTTGAATAGCAAAAATAATGTTTGCTAACTTTTCATTCTCGCCAACCAATACTGCTAATGCATTTAAACCTTGTACTGCAAGGTTTGTTTTTGCATCTTGTAACTCGCTAAAAGCATCTCTATCTGCTTGATAAAGTTCTTTTAACTTTGTATAAAACTCTGTTTGTTCTTCTAATTTTTTGGTCTGTATTTCGCTATCAGATGCAGCAATCTGTATCTCTATTTCACTTTTTTTCTGAGCAAAAGCAATTTCTGCCTCTGCCCTTGCTGCAGTACCTTTTGCAGTATTATTTATATTGGTCTGTAACCTTATAAGTTCAAGTTCTGCCTCTTCTTCAAATATCTCTCTTTTCGCTTCTAACCTCTGTATCTCATCTTGTATAAGTTCAGCACTTGCTTTCCTTTGGTCAATTGCAATCTTATTATTACTCTCACTGATTGACTTATTTATGTCAATTTGCTCCCTAAGTAAAGAGTTTTGATTTACCAACTGTTCCGATGCAAAAGCAGTATATTTTTCTTGTATGTCTGCTCTTTCACCTTCCAACCTTATGAGTTCTGCTTGTAGTTCCTTATTTACACCATTCAGAGCAATCTCATTCTGTATCTTTTGTTGCCTAATTCCTATAAGTGCCAACTCTTGTTGCTGACCCTTTTTGAGAACATCTGCAAGTTGATTGTTTGCTTTGATTCGGTCTTGTATTGCAAGTGCCTCATTGTCCCTTTGTTGCCTCAATTTCTCTGCTGCAATCTCTGTCTGCTTGATAGTATTTAACTGCCTTGCTTCTGCTAATACTGCATCATTTGTTGCCTTGGTAAGTGCCTTTGCTTGGTCTAATTTCTTAGAGAAGTAATCCCCTGCTGCCTCCGTTAAGTCACCAAGTGCCTTACTTGTTTTATCAAAAGCATCATCTACACCTGTGGCAACATCAAGCATCTCTTTTCCAAAGAGTTTTGCTGATTCTTTTGCTGCTTCAAAGTCTCCAGTAAATAAGTTTTTTAATGTTTGACCCAATAAACCCAATGCCTCAATAGCAGAGTTAAGTCTTTCAAGTAGGTTGTTTTTTATCGCAGTTGCTAAATCAACAACTAACTGCTTTGGATTCTCAAATATCTCTTTAAAGAAATCAACTACCTTGCCAGTATTGTCTACAAAGAAAGAAACTAAATCAGAAAAAACTCCCGTTAAGAAGTTCATTGAGGTACTTAGTAAATCTGCTACCTTTTGATTCTTGCCAAGCACTTGCTGAAAGAACTCAAAACCCTTGTTTATCACATTAATGATACCAAGCGTTTTAATTGCATTACCTATTGACCCAAAAGCACCTGCTGCCTGTTTTGCTTCCTTACCTGCGTTTTTAGCACTCTTCCCTGCATTGTCTATTTTTTTACCTAACTCATCAACGCTTTTACTTGCATTGCCCGAGTCTACCGATATTGTTATACCTACCTTCTCATTTGCCATCTAAATATAGTTTAATTCAATTACTTTAAGAAGTTCAACCTTTGTTACGTTAAAGTCCATAGGGTTATAATCCAAGACCTTATTCAACCGCCAAAGTGAACCATCAATGTATATTAGTTTACTAAAATCAAGGTTATAAATGTCAACCTCATTCAACTTTAAGGAGCAGGTCAGTAACTTACTATCCTTGTCGGTTATCTCTGCAATGTACTCAGACCAATAACTATTAAATAAGTTTGCTGCCGTGACTGCTGATGCATTATAAAAGAGTTCTTTTGTTGCACCCCAATTGATATCTGCTTGTGGATTGAATGGGTCATCAAAGTGACCTGCATACCCATATGCAGTGTAAGTATCATGCCCTGATAGATGGTTAAGTTTCCAAGATGCTCTACCCGTTATCTTCTTTGCTTGAAGGATTCTAATAACCGAATCCATTTTATCTTCTTTGGTATTCTCGTTGGATAGTTTATAAATAGTGCTATAAATTTTATCAGTAGCAGTAAGTTGGTAAAGTATGGTAGATGCAAAAATCAACTCAGTGCTATCAACTTCCTTCACAAA